TCAAGCCAGTCAAATTCGCTGGCGCTACATGGAACGTAGAGTTCGAACCTAAAGTAGCAAACATCGCCCGCTTGAAAAAGCAAGCAAGTGCTAACTCGGAAGAAACTACATTCGTTACTAAGACTGATGGTAAAGACTTGAAAATCTTCTTTGGCGATGTAACATCGCATAGTGGCAACTTCGTATTCGAAAGCGGCGTCACTGGTACCCTAGCAAAAGCATGGGCATGGCCAGTCAAGCAATTCTTGGCAATCATGGATCTACAAGGCGACAAGAAGGTATACATCAGTGACGCAGGCGCTATGAAGATCACAGTAGACAGCGGTCTTGCTGAATACGAATACTTGCTACCAGCACAACAACGATAAGCGTATGTTGAAGGGACTCAATACTGGTGGCAGATATCTTGAGGTACGAGGCGGCTCAGCCTCTACCCATGTCGGCCGCAATTACAATTCCGGCGCACACAATCAAGGTCAGATGATGTATGACCTTGATGCTCAGTGTATGAAAGTCTTCGATGGTAGTTCATGGATCGTGCTGGCTGGCAGTTATGCTACGGTCGAACTATCCTACGAAGCACAATCCTTACTCGATTGGACACGGGTGAAGAAGGACGAAGAACATATGCGTAGTAAACTTATTGAAGAACACCCTCATCTTAAAGAAGCACACGAAGCACTAAAGAATGAACAGGAGAAGTTCGAACTCTTAGTCACCTTATCAACAAAACACAAACAATCAGATACATCAGAAAGCATCTAATGGAACAAAGAGAATTAGCTCTTATCGAGCAACGCAATAGAATCATCATGGCCGCCCGTGCTACGTATACATTACGTCTAGATATGGGCAACGGCATCGATAGTCAAATCACTATCGAGAACAAATCAGGCACTGATATCGACTTTGAAGCTGTATTGACAGCAGTCAATGCTTACGCAAGTACAGTCGATCAGTCCGCAAAGAACTTTGAAGAAGTAGCAGACGGAATTTACAACGAAGTCGCTAAACTTTATTCAGAGCGTGATATCGAAGTTCAAGTTATCAACAACAACTCCGGTGTCGCATTTACTAAAGAGTATCATACTCACAAACCCAACCTATCAATCGCTATTTAAGCTAATCTCCAGCCCTTAGCAGAGTGTCTATCATTGTTAACTAACTTTGATAGACAACTTGCTTTAACGTCTGTGTATTGAGTAAGAAATGCTTTTGCCGTGCCGACGAATAGAGTGCCGTCTTTATGTACGAGACGTATAGTCAGAGTTGTTTTGCGATTGTGTCCGCCTCTACGGTCGGGAGTAGAATAACTCGTTAGTCTCCAGCCACTTACTGATGGTCGACCTTGATGTATCACTCTGTTCAAGTGACCAGCGTCTAAGTTATACTTAGTTCTGAGTTCATACTGAGTACATCGTTCTGTTCGGCCGTCTTTATGAGTGAAGTCGTATGTAGTGTGATCGAACATCGGGTTCTTGTCTGCTATTTGATCTTCTGGTGATCTACCATCGCCGCCGCTTGTTCTGTTGTGAAGAATACCAGTACCTAAATCTTTGCGACCGTACCAACGAATGTGCCAACGCTCCATCGCATATGCTCCGAACTCAGTAAGACCCCAATGAGTGATTACGATACGTGATAAGTCTGTTGGTACTTTGACGCTATGGTTCTTGTCCCATGCTCTACGGCCGCAGCCCTTGCCCGAATAATACGGGGTGTTGTCTTCTCTAAGATAGACGTAGTGATAAAAACCTGGTGGTGTGTTTGTGCTACTAAATAACATTGCTGATTGCTCCTATAAGCGTTAGAGTGGTTAGAGACGCCAATCTCGTGAACCACACCTTTATTTATGCTTTGCGTGTGTCTGCTAATACTTTATTGAGTTTACGTTTAGCTTGTGCTTTACGTGAGTTATCTGGAGTAAAACTACGCCCAGGAATCGGACTGAGGGCGCCGCTCGTCTCAGTGACTTGTTCTTCTGTCTTCTTTGGTGGTAGTATATCTTTAATTCTCATACATGTATTTATCCAAAAACTATTGATGTATCACTAAAATAGCGTATAATCAAATCATATACAAAACGTTTTGTATAGTTCACTAACTAAAATGAAAGGCCACCAATGGCAAAACCTACATTCGCCCCTAACCCAAAAGTTCGTCAAATCTTTAATGACTTAGAACTCTATCAAGAATTCTGTGCTGACGCGGGCTACAAGTACGATGAGGCAACTCTATATGATATGCGTTCATATGTATTCCAACAGTTCTCGAAGTATATGTCAGGCAAGAACTTCAAAGACCAGTGGGCAGTCGATGCTTACAAATTTGGCATCTTACTCTAATAGGTAAAGCAGATGAAGCCCGTTGAGAGAAGTTCATATCACAACTTGTACGTATTAGTACAACAATCAAGCACTGGATCATTCAGTCTTGTGGGTACTGGAGCAACTGTCAACGGGCTGATCTTAGGCACAGGCGTCTACTTGACAATGAGTGACGCACAGAACGAACAAACAGTTCAACTCCTAAAGGGAAATCACGTAGAAGTGTTCCACTTAGAGTACCCTAACAAATTCGCAAAATGATCTTCAATAAAATCAAAAAACTAAAAGATGAAGGACATGTGGTAGGTATTGTATTCAGTCAGTTCGACTTGTTACATGCTGGCCACATCGCTATGCTTAGTGAAGCAAAAAATCACTGTGATTACTTAATCGCTGGTCTACAAACTGATGCTACAATCGACAGACCAGACACTAAGAACAAACCGATTCAAAGTATCGTAGAGCGACAGATTCAACTAAGCGCGTGTCGCTTTGTTGATGAGATAGTAGTCTATCAAACAGAACAAGACTTACGAGACTTAGTTCTTATCTTACCACTAGATGTTCGTATCTTGGGTGTAGAGTATCAAAGCCAAGACTTCACTGGTCGTAAAGAGTGTAGCGACAGAGGCATTAAATGTATCTTTAATAGCAGAGATCACTCGTTCAGTAGTTCAAGTTTACGCAAACGAGTAGCAGAAGCAGAAAACAACACAAGGAAAAAATGAGTTACCTATTTACATCGGAAAGTGTATCCGAAGGACATCCAGACAAGGTAGCAGACGCTATCAGTGATTCTATTCTGGACTTAGTAATGTCCAAAGAAGACAAGACACTTCGCTGTGCTTGTGAAACACTAGTCACTACCAATCAAGTTGTAGTTGCTGGTGAGTACAAAGGCATCTTGCATGAAGCCGAAGTAGAGTCTGCTATTCGTCGTACAATCAAAGAGATTGGCTACGAACAAGAAGGCTTTGACTGGCGCACTGTCAACATCACAAACTTACTACATGGTCAATCGGCTGACATCGCTCTAGGCACTGACAACTTCGGTGCTGGCGACCAAGGCTTAATGTTCGGCTATGCTTGTAACGAAACTCCTAATCATATGCCATCGGCTATCTATTGGAGTCATAAGATTGTAGAACGCTTGACTGAATTACGTAAGTCTGGTGGCATGGCGTATCTTGGCCCAGACGCTAAGTCACAAGTCACATTCGAGTACAATGACGATGCTACTCCTAAGCGTATTGCTAAGGTAGTATGTTCAACGCAACACCGTGAAGATATTCCAATTGAGAATCTACGCAACACAGTAGAGCACGAGATTCGCCAAATCTTACCTAATGAGTACATTGATGACAACACCCAATTTCATATTAATCCTACTGGCCGTTTTGTTATTGGTGGTCCTGATGGAGATACTGGGCTCACGGGCCGGAAGATTATTGTTGACACTTATGGCGGATATTCCCCGCATGGTGGCGGAGCGTTTAGTGGCAAAGATCCTACGAAGGTAGACCGCTCTGCAGCATACATGATGCGTTACATCGCTAAGAACATTGTAGCGTCAGGTAAGGCAGATTGGGCAACTTGCCAAATCAGTTACGCTATTGGTATGGCACAACCAATGAGTTTCTACATCGAGACTGATCATCGTCCACAGTCTCGTGAGCTTACTAAGTGGGTCGAGGATAATGTAGATTTGACACCAATGGGCATCATTGATAGATTCCAATTGTTCCGTCCAATTTACAGTTCAACTACTAACTATGGTCACTTTGGTAAGCCTGACTTGCCATGGGAACGAGTTGACTTATTCTAACTTGACAATAGAGACCAACCTTTTACGGTTGGTCTCTTCTTTTTGTTTCTGTCGTTCCGTATCATGGCATATACACTGACTTTACATAAGTTATATGCCTTTATGAACTCAGCCACGGTCATAGTTACACATATATCACTGACTTGATGATAGAACGCATATGTCCTATATGATTTATTGCTTTGTAATACCCAATCACCAACGTGTCTTCTATTGCCACTTATCATCGCTGATACATTGCTTCTACTTAGATTAAATCTATCGCAAAATTCCCGCTGTGTGGAATTAATGACTTCTCTGGTTTTGATGTTCTCAAATACACGAATAGTATGGTCGTAACCGCCGTGTCCTCTACCACAATCACCACCGCCAGTCTCTGGTATACGATTAGCCCATATTTTGTTGCCGAAGTCGTCCATTGCCCCAACTATGTTATACCGTATGCTATAATATCTACCTAAGTCACTGAGTTCATTTTTATCAGAGGTCCGTGCTAATATCATCGTGTCTTGATGATTACCATGTGTATTGAGATGAGCAATCCAATCTATGCCTGAGCCTGGATAAGTGAATGGATCTTGTGAAGTCTGACCAAGATATTTTAGGCCAGTTATTCTATGCGTCTTTACATAAAGAGTATAAATAATCAATGCTGATGCTCCTATAAGCGTTAGAGAGGGTAGAGACTGCAATCTCGTGACCCTCACTTTTATTTATCAAAATGTAGTTGACAATAACTCATTTGTGTGATACAATATCTCATTATATCATGGATACATTATGACTGTCAAAAAAATTGGATTTGCGTGTAAACTATCGGAGCGACATCCTACGAAAGGCGTCATCTCTATTCCAGAATACAACGTGAGTACTACAACAATATCATGGCTCAACCGTCAGTCACGACAAGTGGCAGAGGAGAAGCTGTGGGATTTGATGAAGCACAATATCGAGTCCGTAAAAAAACTCGTAACTTATGTAGGAGATTTGGATGAAGAATTACGAATGGTACGTCTTAGTAGCGATATACTTCCTGCCTATACCCATGATGATTGGAGTTATTTTTGGCAGTTACCAGATGTTCGTCGATATATCGAGCAGCACTTCCAAAATGCTGGTAGCGTTGCTCGTGAACGTGGTGTTCGTTTGTCTTTCCATCCTGGCCAGTTTTGTGTTCTGGCTAGTGATAACGAGAATATCGTAAACAACTCAATCGCGGAGTTCGAATATCATACTGATATGGCCCGCTGGATGGGTTATGGACAAACATTCCAAGATTTTAAAATTAATGTTCATATCGCCGGCCGTCAGGGCACTGATGGAATTAGACGAGCATTAAATAGATTATCGCCCGAGGCGAGAAACACGATAACAATAGAGAACGAGGAAATGAGTTATGGACTGGACGATTGTCTCCTTATTAGTGATGTGGTGCCTATCGTATTGGACATTCATCATCATTGGATTAAAACGGGCGAATACATCGACCGAATGGACCCTAGGATTGCTCGGGTGGTTGACAGTTGGCG